CATGGCTACATTAAAATCAACTAAATCTTTTTTTGGTATTGTCCGAACAATTCCGGTTTGATCCTTCATCATTGTTCGTAATACCCATTGTAGAATTGCCTTCATTATTTCTTACCTTTTAATTTTTTAAGTTCAGCTGCTTTTCGTTTAGCTTTTTCTCTAGCTCTAATCTTATCAAAAAAAGGACCTGTCTTTTTCTCAAAATCAGAAACCATCAGATCTGTATAAGTTTCGAGCTCTTGAGGCTCCTGTTCTATTGTTTTCTTTTCTTTTTTAAGTCTTTTGTTCATAGACTCTATAATCTCATCTTTCTTGCCGGTCTTGTCTTGTTTGTAAATATTTTTAAAAGCCTCTCTTGCTTTTTTAAC